GTTCAGGCTGGGCAACAGGTATGGAATACAGTCAATCTCCTGCTGAGGCTTGATCGGGATTGGAAGGTGTAGTTATGAGCTTTGGGAAAATGAATACCTTTATTGACATCATTGAGAGCGTCACCATAAAAGATCCCGAAGGGTTTAAAACAGAAGTTGATAACATTGTAGCCTCTGTCAGAGCCTACCGTGAAGGTAAGCATGGCAATGAGAAATGGGCAAACAGAGCATCCTTTTCAGAAGCCACAGACCTTTTTCGCTTTCGCTGCATCCCTGGTATAACCGTATCAACGTCTATGGTGATCATCCATAGTGATAAGAGATTTGAAATCACATCTGTTGAGGATGTGAAAGGTCGCGGTATGTACATTGAAGTGCTAGCCAAGGAGGTGGTGCCAAGTGGCTAAAGCAACCATGAAAATGCCCGATGACTTCTTGATGAAGCTCTCAAAGCTTGGTGAAAAAACAGATGAAATCATCTCTAATGTTTTAGAAGCTGGCGGTGAAGTTGTTCTGGATAAAGTCAAATCCAACCTTAAAGGTGTTATCGGGAATGAAACCAAAGAAAAAAGCCGTTCTACCGGTGAACTGGTTTCTTCACTGGGCCTCTCGCCTACAAAGCTGGATAAGAACGGAAACTTCAATATAAAGGTCGGTTTTAATGAACCTCGAAATGATGGTGATGCCAATGCGAAGATTGCAAATATCCTTGAATACGGGAAATCAGGTCAGCCACCTAAACCCTTCTTGAAGCCAGCAAAATCAGCATCTCGGAAGGTATGCATTGAAACTATGAAATCAGAACTGGATAAGGAGATTGAAAAGCTATGAGCTTACTTGGAGATTTAAACCTCATACTGGCTCCCTTTGATATCCCTGTGGAGACCGGAGTATTTTCCGAAGTGCCTCCCGATGAATATCTGGTTATCACCCCCATGTCTGATAGGCTTGATCTCTTTGCAGATAATGAGGCCTATATGATTCTTTCAGAAGCTCGGCTTTCTCTTTTTACGAAGAAGAATTATATGAAGCGCAAGAAAGAACTAACTAAAGCCCTGCAATCCGGAGGGGTCACTATCACGGATAGGCAGTATGTTGGTTACGAACACGATACTAAATTTCATCATTACGCCATCGACGTAATGAAAGAATATGAAACGGAGGAAGAATAAATGGCAACGATCGGATTGGACTCTCTATTTTATGCAAAAATCACAGAAGATCAAAACGGCATCGAAACCTATGGCACCCCTAAAGTGCTGGCTAAAGCCATGACCGCAGAGCTGAGCATTGAGCTCATTGAAGCCATTCTTTACGCAGATGACGGTGCCAGCGAAGTGGTCAAAGAATTTAAGAGTGGAGCTTTAAGTTTAGGAATTGATGACATTGGCTCACTTGTAGCTCAGGATTTAACCGGCTGCAAAATTGACAGCAACAATGTGGTGGTTTCAAGAAGTGAAGATGGTGGTAGCCCTGTGGCAGTAGGGTTTCGTGCCAAGAAGGCCAATGGAAAATATCGCTACTTTTGGCTCTACAGGGTTATCTTCTCTGTTCCCGCCACAAGCCTTGCCACCAAAGGTGACTCCATTACTTTTAGCAGTCCCACCATAGAAGGAACCGTCTTTAGAAGAAACAAACTAGACGGAGAAAGCAAACATCCTTGGAAAGCGGAAGTTACTGAAGGAGATAATGGTGTAGCGGCATCAACAATTACAAGCTGGTTCACATCCGTTTATGAACCAGACTTTACAGCCGCAACCCCAACCATAACCATCGCAACACAACCAGCAAGCTTAACTGAATTGACAGCAGGAAGCATTTCTGGAAGCCTCTCTGTTGTGGCAAATTCAAACACCTCAAACCCTGTAACTTATCAGTGGTATGAAAATACCATCGATAGCACCACTGGCGGTACTATTATCAATGGCGAAACTTCTGCGAGCTTTGATATTCCAACGGACCTCTTGGCAGATACCTATTACTACTACTGCGTCTTAAGCTCTAGTGGTGCAGAAAACGTGACGACCACAGTGGCTACTGTTGTTGTTTCTTAATGGGAGGGTTGATCATGACAGATGAAAAATTAAAGGTTGATGAGGCTTCTGAAGAACGAAGTACCACCATTGATATTGGCGGCATGGAGTTTAAGATGATTCTCACCACCAAAGCTACAAAGGAAATTGCAGGGCGCTATGGTGGTCTAGAGAATTTGGGCGATAAACTTATGAAAACCGAGAACTTTGAAATGGCACTCGAGGAGGTGGTTTGGCTCATCACCCTTCTGGCAAACCAGTCCATCCTGATCCACAATATTAGGAACAAGGACGATAAAAAAGAGCTTCTAACAGAAGATGAAGTGGAGCTTCTTACCACACCCTTTGACCTGGCTAATTACAAGAATGCCATCATGGCCAGTATGATGAAAGGCACAAAAAGGAATGTGGAGAGTGACGACTCAAAAAACGAGGTGGTCGGGTAAGTGATGAACAAGTCTTTACCCGACTTATCTATTTTGGAACGGTTCATTTAAGGCGTTTAGAAGATGAAGTGTGGCTCATGCCCATTGGCTATTTGATGGACCTTTGGGAATGCCACAAGCAATTTACCGGAATGTCAAAACCCAAAAAAGAGCGTTATATCGATGAAATAATACCGGAATTTTTATAACAAAATCATTTAGAGTGGCACCTTTATCGGTGTCATTTTTTATGCCTGGGAGGAGGTGAAAACCATGTCAGACTTTGGCCTAAAAATAGGTGTAGAGGGTGAAAAACAGTTCAAGAGCTCTCTTCGAGATATCAATCAAACATTTAAAGTTTTGGGCTCTGAAATGAATCTGGTCACTTCCCAGTTTGATAAGCAAGATAAATCTATTAAAGCCATAACTGCAAGAAATGAAGTCTTAAACAAAGAAATCGATGCTCAAAAAGGCAAGGTTAAGACACTTGAATCTGCGTTAAAGAATGCAGCAGAGTCCTTCGGGGAGAATGACAAGAGAACAAAAGCCTGGCAGATCCAGCTAAACAATGCAAATGCAGACCTAAACAAAATGGAAAAAGAGCTGGATGATAACAACAAGGCTCTTGATGCAGCCAGTGATGGGTTTGATGATGCTGGTAAAAAAGCGGACAAATTTGGAGATGAAATTAAAGAGTCAGCAAAAGTAGCAGATGAATCCGGTGGTAAGTTTGAAAAGCTAGGTTCAGTTATGAAAGGGGTGGCTGCCGGGATTGGTGTGGCTATGGCTGCTATTGGAACTGCAGCAGTAGGAGCCGGCAAAAAATTATATGATATGGCAAACGATGCAGCTGCTGCAGGAGATGAAGTCGATAAAGCCAGTCAGCGACTAGGTCTTTCAAGGCAAGGTTATCAAGAATGGGATTATGTCCTTTCACAAAATGGAGCAAACATATCAAGTCTTGAAAATGGAATGAAGAAGCTGAACAATACGGTGGATGATGCCGTGAGTGGAAGTGCTTCTGCAACAGAGAAGTTTGAGAGGCTGGGAATCTCTATGGCAGATCTTCAGGGAAAATCACGTGAAGAAGTCTTTGAGATGACTGTTAAAGGACTTCAAGGAATCGCTGATGAAGGTGAAAAAGCTGCCATTGCTAATGACCTTCTTGGGACATCATCTGTTGAACTTGGAGCGCTCTTAAACCAGACAGCAGAAAGCACCGATGCTCTAAAGAATAAAGCCAGTGAACTGGGACTGGTAATGAGTGATGAATCTGTGGATGCTGCTGTAAACTACACAGATGCCATGGATAACCTCACTCGCTCCTTTGCCGGGGTGAAAAACAACATCACTTCTCAGCTTCTTCCTGGTTTTACTATGGTTCTTGACGGACTAACCGGTCTGATTACTGGACAAGAGGGAGCTGCTGAGCAGCTTAAGGAAGGTGCAAAGCAGACGGCTGAACAGATTGCTGTCATTTTGCCACAAATCTTGGAAGTAGTCACAGGGCTTATCGCAGCCATTGCTGAAGTAGCCCCTGATCTGATTCTTGCTCTTGTCGATGGGATTTTGGATAACCTGCCAACACTCATTGAAGCAGCCACCAATATAATCATGACGCTAGTAGGTGGTTTAATTGAGGCCTTGCCTCAGATCACAGATGGTGCACTTCAATTGATTTTAGCACTAGTCGACGGAATCATCACAAATCTACCGGCTCTGGTAGAAGCAGCCCTTGTGATGATTGTTACCCTAGCAACGGGCCTTGGAGATGCCCTACCAGAACTTATCCCTTCTATCGTTGAAGCTGTGATTCTTATTGCCGCTACTTTAATCAACAATCTGGACTTGGTGCTTGATGCTGCCTTTCAGATCATCAGTGGATTGGCCAAAGGGCTACTTATTTCATTACCAAAATTAATAGATGCTCTGCCACAGATCATCAATAGCATCATTACCTTTATTACAAATAATCTGCCTAAAATTATCGAGATGGGTGTGAAGCTGACTATTCAACTGGCAGCTGGACTGATCAGAGCTATCCCACAGCTTGTTGCCCAGCTACCACAGATTATCACGGCCATTGTCAAAGGTCTTGGCAGGGCGGTTCCCTCCATGATGGATGTGGGACGTAACATCGCTAAAGGATTATGGGATGGTATCTCTTCCATGATTGGCTGGCTGAAAGGGAAAGTCGACAGTATGGTTAGCGGTATTGTTAAAGGGGTCAAGGGCGTTCTTGGCATCCGTTCACCTTCTAAAGTGTTCGCCGGCATTGGTGCAAACATGAGTGAAGGTATTGGTGAGGGCTTTACTGATGCCATGAGTGGCGTTGAAAAGGATATTCAGGGAGCAATCCCAACTGACTTTGACTTAGACCTGAACTCTCAGGTGACTGGTAGTCTTGGTGGTTCTGAAGGCACTGTTTTTGATGTGACAATCCCTCTTACCATTGACGGTAATATTCTAACCCGTGTTATTGCACAGCTTCAGTGGAACCAAAATACAGTCACCGTTAGAAATCTTGGTGTGGCAGGAAGTTAACAGAAAGGAGGCGTTCCCCTTGATTGAAATATATTCAGGCGCAACTTTGATTCAGTCCATTCAGAAAGTCATTAGTTCAAACTTAAGAGAAACACTTGATGGTGAATTTACCCTGTCTTTTAGTGTTATGGCAAGGTCTGCACTGGCACTAAAAACAAAGCAGATCGCAAAACTGGATAATCAGTATTTTGAGATTGTCCAGATCAGTAAATCAATTCAAGGAAGCCTCCCTACTTGCTCTGTTCTCTGTGAGCATATTTCCTATCTGCTTAACCATGAGATGTACAACATCACTGAGTTTGATTTTACAGGAGATCCAGCTACAGGATTGTCTCAGATCCTTGCGGGCACTCCCTTTGCTGCTGGAGTGGTTGATTTTACAGAAAGCATCACCATGAAAATAAACCAGAAGGTTTCAAGAAGGGCTGCCCTCATACAGTACATCGCCATCCTTGGTGGCGAGATTGAGTACGATGGCTATAGTATCAATATACGAAGTCATAG